TTAAACAGTCTGATGTCGCGCTTTATCAAACGGCTTTTTAGTCTTGTGTATATAAAAGGCGATTTTTGCCAATTTCCGCATTAGTGCAACGATGATTATCATCTTAGGCTTTTTTGCCGCTTCCAAATTTCTGACAAGTTGAGGAAATGCATTCATACGGTAGGCAACAATGGCAGGCATGAACAAGGCGCGTTTTAATTGCCGGTGTCCGTATCTGCTCAATCTGCCTTTTTTATTGACACTTGTCCCTGATTGTTCAATTTTTGGACTTAGGCCGGCAAAGGCTACAAATTTATTTGCTGTTTCAAAATTTTTATCTGTCAAGTGTCTTAGTAGGATTACTGCAGTTTCTTTTCCTATTGCCGGGATGGTTTGCAGGTTTTGATATTCGATATTTAGACTTTCTTTCTGCTTTATCATGCCTTCTATCCGCTTTGATGTCTGATCTATTTTTTCTTCAAGCAGTTCTATGATTGCTTCATGGGTTGATTTTATGTAGATGTCTTTTGCAGTATGTAACCTGTTTTGTGTTTCTTTTTTCTGTTCTTTTAGTTGTTGCAGCAGATTTATCAGTTTGTAGAGTATTGGATTTTCAGACGGCCTAAACGGTGTCAGTTTGTCTAAATGTCGGTTTGCAAATTCAGCAATAAGTTTTGAATCTGCTTTATCTGTTTTTGTATGGCTAAACTGACTTTTTGCGTATTCTTTGATTTTTAAGGGATTGATAACAAAGATCGTATATAGCGCGCTCAAATATTCTGCCGCCTGTTCATAGTAAATGCCTGTTGCTTCCATACTTATGGCAATTTTTCTAATTCGTTTTGTTTTTATCCAATTAATCAGATTCTCAAATCCTTCTGTATTGTTGGCTATTTTTATATAGTCTTTGTTTCCTTTAGTTGTAATCAATGTTGCGTCTATCGTGTCTTTAGATACGTCTAAACCTATTACATTCATTTCATTTTCCTTATTTATTCAGCCTGATACGGCTATGATGATATTCAATCTTTAAGGTAATTGGACGGTTCGACATATCTTTTCCTCAGTTTTTAACTCTGGTCGTTATACTGTCTAAACCGCCCAGGCTTTTGTTTTGCGCTTAAACAAAAACCTGTAAACCGTCTTAATTAAAACGATTTACAGGTTTCAATTTAATTTACCCAATTTCAAAAAGGCGGGAGTTCCCGCACCCCGTTGATATTTATTTAACCGTTGATTCCGCTTAGGCTACATCAACAATTAAATAAATATCTCTTAACTGCCGACCTTTGCACCGTTTTGGAATCCTGTTGTTTCGCCTGCTTCAACATAGCCGTCATACATCAGATTTTTAGGGCTTTTACCGCCCATCGTAAGCACTTGTCCATTTTCAGGCGCGTAGGCTGTCTGCGGTGCTGTTTGTGGCTGTTGTACGGTTTGATGCTCGTCCTTGTACGGGTTAAACGGCAAGCCATTTTTGACGTAGTCTTTGCACATGACTTTTGTGATTTCTTTCAGCGGTGTGCCCTGGCTTGAGTAACAGGTACATCCGCTTTTGCCGCCATCGACACAGCCAACAGGGTATTCAAATGTTTTGACTTGGCGGACGCCGTTGTAGATGGGTTTGCTTTCGGGTTTTTCGACGAGTGTAGGTACAAAATCTTCAGGTTTGAGATTTTGCCCTATATCGGCAGTCGCAGGACTAGTTTTTGGTTCTACGCCATCTACATCGGATGCGGCTATTGTTGACGTTGTTTGCTGTTCATCCGCGCTAAATCGTTTGCTCATGTTGTTTATCGTGTAAAGCGTGAAGCCTATTAAAAGGGGAATAAACAGGACAACGAATATCAGGCTTTTGGGAATGCGACGTTTCGGCTTAGTATGCACTTCAGCAGACTTGTACATGCCAAAAGACTTTTTAGGAACTACAAACGTCCGCTCAATGGCTTTGGCAATATTTACGCTGCTATCGGGCTGGTCAACGCATTCGTTCCATTCGTAAAGCTTACGTCCCACTGGCTTGATTGAAACGTGCATATGCCTTTGAACGAGCTTTCTTACGAAACTATCAAGATAACTTGGATGTTGAGTAATCAGGACAATATCTAAACCATGATGTCGATGTAATGCCAAAGCTTCTATAAATGGAGGTACTTTTGAAGCGGCTGAACGTGTGCCCATCAGCCTTTGCGCTTCGTCTATGATGACGAGCGAGCCATAAGGGAGAAAATCTTGAAATGGCTTTTCTTTAATTTGTTCATCTGTAAGTTCTTCATGTTCTATCTTCAATTCAGGAATGCCGTTGACGAACAACGGACGTTTTTTCTTTACGCCGTCTTTATCAGTAAAATGTGTGTAGCTTTCGTCTGTCATCAGCATATTGACGACAGAGCTAGTTTTTCCGCTACCTGGTACGCCAGTTTGTAAAATAATCATTTAGCTTTTCCCCCCTGGAATAAATGACAGTTTGCTAATACTTTGCATAGCAACGTTAAATGCAAATGCACCGAATATCAGACCTAATGCATGGCCGAAACCTGCCATCATGACAATTTGAAGAATGTCTGATGGCATTGAGTTGAACTGATTTTTTACGTAGTCTTTTATAAAACCTAATCCAACTGTAAAGCCTGTATAAGTTACAAAACTAATGCCAAGGGCAATAAATACTTTTGCAACAATATAGGTTAATAGCCTTTGTAATATGGCGAAAAACGCAGCTTTCATGCTTTAGTCCTTTCTACTTGAAAACATGATATATGCTGCTGCTACCGCAGCGATACCAATCACAAGAAATCGGATCATTTCGGCAAAATTACAAATCATGTCATATTTAAATTCCATGGTTATGCCCAAATAGGTTGCAGTTCTTGGAGCAGGGCAAACACCATTATCGGGTAGGAAGAAATCAGGGCTAAATGTTGTATCGTTATTTGTATGAGGAATTTTGAAAGGTTCTTCTTGTTCCTCTACATCGCCTTTTTCTGAACAAGCTAATATGTCAGGGAAAACATTACAAAGTAAGCCTTTTGATTCTTCTTTCTTGTCATCTTTTTTATCTTCTTTTCTTTTATCTTTATCAGATGGATCATCATCCGGATCAGGCTTATCATCTGGACGTTTATCAGGCTTATCATCAGGTTTTTTATCGGGCTTTCCATCAGGATTAGGCGCAGGATCTGGATCAGGCTTTGTATTGGGTGCTTCAGATCCGCCCGGTGTCAAATCAGGACGTTGAGTAGTTGCGACTTCTGCCGTTGTATTGCCGTTGGAGTCTTTACCGAAAGTAATGGTAATTTGAAACGGTTTGCCGTTTTCGGGAGTGACAGGGCCAATGGTTACAACAGTACCGGCAGGGACTGATACTTTTTCGTTATATTCTGGTTTGCCTGTGCCTTCTACAAAAGGGGTAGGGTTTGCGTCAATAGATGGGGTAGAGATTTCTAGGAATTTATCTTTACTAAGGACTTCAGTGTCTCTCATATATAAAGCAAATGAAACTGAACTTCTAATGTCGCTACCTCTTTTAACTGTACAATTGCCACCATTCAAATTAAAGTTACATCCGTCTAAAAAAAAGTATTGCCAAAATTTTGATTTTTCTCTGTTATCTAGTTCATGCTTTTCTTTTTCCCAAAAAGGTTCCGCAAGTTTTTCCATTTGCATTACCATTAATTGTTCCGCTTCTCTTCTGCTTGTACCACCTTTTTTATAAGCACTTAAAACAGAACTATCAACGCCATAACATGCGGTTTTTTGCAATCTTCCTTCTCTATCTTGGGTAACAATACAGTTTCTCGCAGGCCATTCTTTTAGAAATTCTTCGCTGACTTCATTCCATTTGTAGCCTTCAAATTCAAGATCAGATTTAACAGCTTGATAGGCTTCGTAGGCGAAATAGGCAGCCGTACCCCAACCGGATAAACGTGTACCTAATGCAGCGCCTCTTTTTACCAGGTCAAATGCGCCTGAGAGGACGGCTTTTCGGGAGACGGTTGCTTCAACGGTTGCGCCAATTCGGGCAGACGATGAAGCTCCGGTAGATGAATGAAATATTTCAGCCGATACTGATTGTTTTGAAACATATTTTTCAAAATGTGGCTGATAACCTCTATTAAGTAATTTCTTAAATCCATCATCGACTTTGGCATTTACACCATTCCCCATTTGAAAATTAGTCTGTGCAGCAAAAGCACTATTCGAACATATTATTAAAACACTCAATATCAGCGTTGAACACTTTTGATAAAAGAACGCCATTTCCCGAACCAATCTTATAAACAGCTATGCTGTAATCAGGAAATCTAATTTCCAAATAAGCCCCTAAAAACCTATGTGAAAAATTCCTTGATAAAGCATAGAAATCAGAACCGGCAACGCGCGAATTTTGTGCAATCAAATCACAATAAATATAAGCCATAGACATCCCGTAATATTCGTCTAATTGGTTATATTTGCGTTTTGCCAAATACTCTTCATTAATATTTAAATTCAACATAATGCTAACTTTCGTAATGGTTGCTGAAAGTTAGATTATATAGCCACGTCATTTAAAAATCATCCAGCCCACCACGACCGGAACAAACACACCAAGATAAAAATAAAAATCCATCATGGTGCTACCTCAATTTCTGCCATATCAACCTGATACCCCAAACCGCTGCCATGATGGCAACTACTGACCAGCCTATATACGAACCGTCTTTCATGCTGTCTATCGGGTTACATTCTGGCAATTCAGCTTTGACGACCTGACCGTTAAGTATCCAACCGAGCTTAGACGCCTGAAGCTGTATCAACTTGCCGTCTTCGCCAATCTTCGGAGGCACTAAACTGAAATAGACGTTTTCGGCATCCTGACGGGTTGCATAACAATTATTTCCGACTTGGTAGCCCATTATTAAATACTCATGTCAATTAGTATTCAGACGACCTTTAAGGGGTCGTCTGAAACATGCTTCAAATTAGCGCAATACGCGACGGATCAGCTGGATAGCGAAGATTGAAGCGATAATACCCAGTACGATGGCCGCAACGGATAACGCATCAGTTTTGGCAGTAGCAAGGTCGGTTTTAACGCTTTCAGGTACTTCGGCCCATGCTTGAGTAGCGAAAGCCAGAGGAGCTGCGGCAACAACGGCCAGTTTTGCGCCGTATTTACGGCAAGTGTTCATCAATTTCATGATGTTTTCCTTAACGAAATGTTTAAAAAAAATGTGTTTGCGGGCTATGTGAAGGTTTTAGAGACCGCCCGCCGAGCCTCTTAAACTTAATCTTCTTTTGTATAAAAACTGAAAATTAAAAATTCGCCGCCGATTTCTTCAATCGCCGAACTGAAAGCATCTTCATAACTTTCATATTGACCGGCAGATTTAATGTTAGGCGTGAAACCAATATCGCCGAATGGATCGGGATAGATGAATTCATGATTTTCAAGTTCTTGAACAATAAATTTTTGCTGATACTTACTCATGATCCAGCCTTCCTTAGGCTTTGGGCGCTGCGCCTTTAACTTGGAAATCAAGCAATTTAGGAACGAGGCCTTTACCTGTTGATTCCATTGCTACGGTTACATCAACCGCGCATGGGAACTTGAGATTTTTCAGCTTTTCGAAATTATGGCTATCGCCAAATTTCATGCTTGCTGCGGTAAAGCCTACGGCATTGCCGTTTGACGGCATTGGGCTGGCTACCAAAACTGTGCAAGAATCGATTTTGTTACCGTCGATTTCGCCTTTAAATTGTTTTGCACCCAACAAGGTTGCTGAATACGTGGTTACTTGGCTTTGCTCAAACATTTTGAATTTCCTTTACTTGTTTAAAAAATTTGAAATAATTTTCTCTTCGAGTTCGATGTCTTTAATGTGTTGTTTTTCCCTGTCTTGTGGGAATGCGGTTTCTTTCTCATCAAGCAAATCATCAAGTAATGTTTGCATGTTCAAATCATCAATTGCTTTTTGCTCTTCGTGTATATACTGAATCTTTTGTGTCTGATCTCTACAGTCGTATTGTTCAGGTTGTAAACCTTTGGGATAACCTTCAATGCCTTTTACAAGTTCATCGACAATTTTTGTATCATCCCAGCCTATATCGCGGAGTAAATTAACCATCTTTCCTACCTGATTACGCGCATGGAACAGTTTATGATCGAAAGATAAATTTACTGTTTCTGTCTTGGCATCCATCCGCTTGGCTTCTGTTTTGAATATCGCCGAACATATCGGGTAAGCACCACCAAGATACGAACCGGGATAAAGCAAAACATCTAAGGGGATTTCTATATCGCCTGCCCGAAATTCAGTTTCAAACCTGACCCATGGACTGTTGACATCGCCGAATTGTTTTCCTTTCTCATAAACTCGAGTGAATTTAGAATTGCCGCGTTTACCTACATAAAATGTTTTGCCGCTACCATCATCAGTGCGCCATGCAGTACCGCGGCATTCGCTTTTTGGCCTCATGTTATGAACGTCAAAATGACCGTTATCATGATCAAGTAATGCTTGATCGGGTGTGTATTCACCGTTAAAAAAATCATGGGCCACATCAACACGGGTAATTTTTGGACGTATGCACTTACTTAAAAACTCATACAGTCGGTTTTCCCAACCGGGTATAGCAGCCTGGCAACCTGTACCATTCAATTCAACCAGCATTGTTTCTCGCTGACCGCCGTAATGAACCTTGCCATATTCGACGTTATCCGGGCCGAGTTGGTAACAGCTTTTATAGAAAAACTTTCCTTTGAACGGTAGTTTTTGGGTAATACCAAAACCTAAAATTTCTTCTAACAGCTCGCTATACTTCACAATAAATTCTGTATCTGATACCAATCCTTTACCTGTTACTTTAGGCAAACTGTCTTCATGAATTGTGAAAGTGATTTGGTCAATAAATGCACCGTCATCCCTTCCTCTTCTTAACGGTATTTCAATGAATTTGCCTTTTCCATCCGATACGAAATGGCTGAAATATTCAAACTCAAAATCTTGGTTATCCGATTTTTCCGCACCCTTCGGATTAGGGGTTTTATTTTGCTCCCCCCCTATTAGCCTAGGGGGGCAGCCTTCGGCGGTTGGCGCAGCCTTGCCGTCCGCTGGCGCGGCCGCCATGTCTGCGCCTACCGCCACGGCTTTATCTTCCAAGGCTTTCAC